GTACACGCTTGATCAGTATTCTGTTGAAGTCGGTCTGCCCCGCGAGCTGTTCCGCGAAGAGGACTACGCCAAGCGCCTGAATGTGGCGGCATACCCGGCCTTGAGCACCATTGCGATGGCAACGGCAAATCAAGTGTTGGGCCTGGGGTATGAAATCGAAGTTGCGGAACTTGCGACAACCAGCGGAACCTATGCAGCGGGCCACGTGACGGCGCTGGCTGGTGGGACCAAATGGAGCGCAGTAACCGGCACGCCGGTGACCGACATCAAGGCCGCATCCAATGTGATCCGCAAAAAAATAGGCAAGCGCCCGAACCGATTGACGCTGTCGCCCGATGCCAAGTTGGCGGTTGAATCGAACCCCGAGGTGCGTGGGTACCTGCCGAGCACACAAATGGGATCTGCAACCCTAGCCCAACTGGCCTCAATTCTTGAGGTGGAGGAAATACTGGTTGGCGATGCCGTCTGGGTGAACGAGGCCGATGTGGGCGCGGACGTGTGGGGCAACAATGCGGTGCTTGCCTATGTGCCAAAAATCGGCGGCAACGGCACAGAGCTGAGCCTGGCTGAGCCGGCGTTTGGTTTTACCAATGTTATCCCTGACCACCCGATGGGTGAGGCACCTTACTACAGCGCGGAAAACAAGAGCTGGGTGTATGGCGCGACCTTCGAGCGGCGCGCAAACACGGCTTACAACACGGCTGGCTTCCTGTTTCAAAACCCGAAATAACCCTCGACCGCAACGTAGACCCCCCGGGGCATTGGCCCCGGGGCACCTACAAAAAAGAACCAAAGGAAAAGCCATGCCAAGAAGACTGATTGCACTCGTGACGGTGATCGCCATAGTTGACGGCTTACGAACAACGTTCGAACCGGGTAGCCCACTTCCCGAAGATCTGCCTGCGCATGACGTAGCGGAGCTCAAAAAAATGGGATCCATCGAAGACCTGGACGAGACCGACGCAGCAGACAAGGCCACACGCAAGGGCGACAAGGCTGCCAGTCTGGAGTTTGAGAAAGCCCGCAAGGATGTTGCGGCGCAGCTTGCATCCATCGCCGCGCCGCCCAAAAAGGGCGAAGGTGCTACCGAGTAGCGACACCCCGTAGCGCACAACACCATTTGTTTAACCCAATCAACAGGACTTCACCATGCCATCACAAAACAACTCTGGCCAGCAGTATCAAAAGGACGATGCAGTAACCATCGTCTGCACCGTGGCTTTCGCCGAGAGCCGAATCATTGGCTACGACGGTGCTTACGCTACCTCTGCAGGTGGTGTGCATGACGCGCAAGGCGTGTCCGAAACGGCTGCTGCTGTGGGTGAGGCTGCATGCTTGGTCACTGGGTACTCGTACCTGGTGGAGGGCAGTGCAGCCGTTGCTTTTGGCGACTACATCAAGCCAGCCGCCGACGGCACCGGTCGTGGTGCTGTAGGCACATTGACAGACCACTGCGGGCGCGCCCTGGGTGCCACTGCAGCGGCTGGCCAGTTATTTGAGATGGAAATCGTCAAGCACGTGCACGCCTGATAGCGGAGCCACTGGATCACTATGACTTACGCCACGCTGGCCACCATGGTTGAGCAGTTCGGGGAGCCCGAGCTGGTGCAGCGCACAGACCGATCGGACGCTGGTGTGGTGGACGCAGCGGTGTTGGGCCGCGCGCTGGTGGATGCGGATGCAGAGATTGACTCGTACCTGGGCACCCGCTACGCGCTGCCGTTGGCTAGCACGCCGGTGCTGCTGGTGCGCCTGGCGGCAGACATCACACGCTACCGCCTGTTTGACGATGGTGTTCCCGAAACGGTGCGCCAGCGATATGAAGATTGTGTGAGCCTGCTCAAGCGGCTATCGAGCGGTGATGTGGTGCTGCCAGGTGCGCAAGGCCTGGATGTGGCCGGTGTGGAGACTGCCTACCACGCATTCAGCCCACGCCAGATCACTGACGACAGCATGCGGGGCTTTGCATGATTGACAACCTGATGATGCTGGAGCCGCTGTTGACGGCGCGCCTGGCTGAGCAGTTGGCCGACCTGAGCCCCAAGGTGCATGTGCTTTCGGCTGCAGACCTGGCTGGTGTGACCGAGGCTACGCAGGTTACGCCAGCGGTGCATGTGATCTACAGCAGCTATCGGGTTACCGAGTCACGTAGTGATGGGCGGGCCGCGCGCATTGCGCAAACCTGGCTTTGTGTGGTGGCCACCAAAAACGTAAAGGCCACACGCAGCGGTGTTGCTGCCCGGGTAGATGCGGGCCTGATCGCTGCGCGGGTGTGCAAGGCCCTGTTGGGCTACACGCCCCCAGGTACGAGCAAGCCCCTGCATTTGGAGCAAGGCCCCGGGGCCGGTTTTAAAGATGGGTATGGATACCTGCCGCTGGCCTTTGTGGGCGAGCTGGCGCTGAGCGTTGTTTGATTTTTACTGTCCTTATTTTTTACCAACGGAGCAAACCCCATGACCCAACAAACTACTTACTACCCTTACCTTGGATCGGGCAAGATTTATGCACGCATTGCCGGTGCAGCCGCTGGCCTGATGGACCTTGGTAATGCCAGCAAGCTGGAAATTGTTGTCAAGGACAAGAAGGTCAGCCTGCAGGACTTTAGCAAGCCGGGTGGTGGCACCTATGCCAGCGTGAGCCGGATTGAAAACGCCACGCTGAACATGACTCTCAATGACCTGAACAAGGGCAACGTGGCGCGTGCCATCTTTGGCACCGGCACCGATGTGGCGGGTGCCACCGTGGTGGACGAAGTCGTTGTTGGCTACAAGGGCGCGCTGGTTCCCCTGGCGCACCCACAGCCCACTGCAGTGGTGGTGACCAACAGCGCGGCATCGACCACCTTTGTGGCCAATGTGGACTATGAAGTGCGCGCTGGTGGCATCTACATTCTGGATGCAGGTGCCATTACCGATGCGCAGTCTTTGAAGGTGGACTACACCTATGTGGGCTATAACAATGTGGAGGCCATGACCAGCACGGCCATCGTGCTGGAGCTGCACTTTGAAGGGCTGAATGAGGCCAACAGCGGCAAGCCGGTGATTGTGGACATTTACCGTGCTCAGTTGAGCCCGGCCAAGGCGCTGAGCCTGCTGGGTGACAAGTTTGCAGATCTGACGGTGGATGCCGAGGTTCTGATTGACGCCACCAAGACGGGCGTTGACATCAGTAAGTACTTCCGTGTGATGTTGGCTTAACTGCGGTGGTGTAGCTGGCCTAGTGCAGCAATCAGCAGCAATAGCGGATTGCGTAGCAGGGGCCAGCACAACCTGGCCAGCAATAGGGCTATACAAAAGACGACGACATAGCCCCATCCGATCGCCATGCACAGGGCGATCACGACCCACACGATTGCCACAGTTCTAACGATACGGTCAATAGAGTCCAACATGAGCAACGGCAAAAAAGTTGAGATAGAGGTCAGGGCCAATGTCACCGGAGAAGAGTCGGTTGGCCTGTTGGGCCATACGCTGGATTCTACGGGGACTGCCGCCAAGAAGCTAGGCACGGATGCGTCTGGCGCGGCGGGCGGTGTGGGAACCGCAGACGCTGCCGCAAAGGGCTTCACCAATACGTCTGGCAAGTTGCGATCCGGGCTGGAGTCGGTATCGACGCAGTTGGCCGATGCCAAGAATCAGATGCTGGCGTTTGTCGGCGTGCAAGGCTTTAGCAATTCGCTAAAAGATGCGGCTGCACTGGCTGATGCCTGGGTGAGCATCAAAGCGCGTTTGCAGTTGGCCCTGGGCGCACAGGTGGACGTTAACAAGGCCATGGCCGATGTGGAGGGCCTTGCCAAGCGGACCTACAGTAGTCTGGACGCAACCGCCAATCTGTACGGAAAAATAGCCTTCATCGGAAAAGAGATGGACGTTAACCAGCAGCAGGCGCTTGCGGTTACCGAGACGATCAACCAGTCCATTCAACTGTCGGGGGCTTCCGCGCAGGCCAGTGAGGCCGCCATTACCCAGCTGATTCAGGGACTGCAAGGCGGTGTGTTGCGGGGCGATGAGTTCAATTCGATCATGGAGCAAAGCCCGCGCCTGGCGCAGGCTATGGCAGCCGGGCTGAACGTGCCAATGAGCGCGCTGCGCGGGCTGGCCGAGGCGGGCAAGCTCACCAGCGCTGAGGTGATTCGTGCGCTGCAAGGTCAGGGTGAGGCCATAGGCCGCGAGTTTGCATCGCTGCCCGTGACGGTGGGCCGGTCAGTGCAAAACTTGCAAACGGAGTGGCATAAGTTTGTTGGCACTATGGACGCCAGCACTGGTGCCACGTCGAGCGCGGCCGCTGGCATTGGCTTGATTGCAAAGCACCTGGACGATCTGGCGCGCCTGGCGGCTGAGACTGGCGCAGCCATGACCGCAGCGTTTGCCATTCAAGCGGCGTCTGGCCTGCGCGCCTTTGTAGTGCAGATGGCTGCAACCGGTGGTGCTGCTGCCCTGTTGCGCCGCGACCTGGACACGTTGAGCAAGCCGGTACAGATCACCATTGCTGTGAGCGGGTTTGAGGCGGGCTACCAGTTGGGCACTTTGTTGCGCGAAAACTCTGTGTGGGCGCGCAAGCTGGGCGTAGTCATGACGGAAATCGGCATGACCATCGTCAACGACCTGCAGTTGATCGAAGAGGCCGCAGCGGCCATCTTCACCAAGGACACCATTGGTAAGGCGGTAGACCGCTACACCGAACGCAGCAAGAAGCTGGTAGCCATTACCAAGGAAATGTTTGCGGATGCTGAGAAGGCACCGGAAAAAGTGGGCGCAGCAGCCGACGCTGCAGCTGATAAGACCACTGCCATGGGCGCGGCTG